ATGTCTAATACAATGACTGGTTTAGTAAAATGGTTTAACGAATCTAAAGGCTTTGGCTTTATTTCTCCTGCTGATGGTAGCAAAGATGTGTTCGTACACTTCTCTGCAATTCAAAGCGACAGCTTCAAAACGCTGAACGAAGGACAAAAAGTTAGCTTCTCAGTAGAGAATGGTGCAAAAGGTCCAGCTGCGGCAAACGTGGTGGCGCTTTAAGGGCGATATCTTTATGAGATGCCCTTGCTGTAAAGGGTCTCAGTACAGACGGTACCATTTTGAAGCAACGAAAAGTAATCCTTCCGGTGCTAAATGTATTTTCTGTAAATCTAATATGACGTTAGCTTAAATAATACATAGATTATGAAACCCTGCAAAAAGCGGGGTTTTTTGTTTTATATATCATTACAACCCCCCAGTGAGAGAGTTATGTGTTACAATAGCTGTGACATCATACCTCATTGCTATAAAAGCAAATCTTGCAGTTGCGAGTTTTTATTTTAAAAATAGATGCGGTATCCAAAGGATTCATTTCCTAAGGGATCACCTATGAACTTACCTACCTTTTATCAACGAATTTTGTCACTAACGCAAAATGCACTAACTATTTTAGGGCTGCTTTTAGCCTCCCTTGCATTGGTCTACTGGATGTAAAATCATTCCGCCATTAACTCAATTGGAAGAGTATTTAGTCTTAGCAAAACTAAGAGTCGGGGTTCGATACCTCGATGGCGGTCCATAAGTTATAAATCTTTTGTACAATGTAAATGCGGAGATGTATGAACTATTACATTCAGACGACGATGGGACCAAAAGGTAATTACAAAATACACAAAGTTGGCTGTAAACAAATGCCGATGACTTCAAATCGTTTCTACCTAGGTAACCTATTTAATGCTATACATGCAATAGCAGCGGCTAAAGCTTCAGGATATAACCTTATTAAAATATGTGCATGTTGCACCAGTAGAAGTGCGAGGTAATACGATGAAAATATCCTACCTAGTGCAGTTTTTTGTTTGAATTTGTCGTTCAAAGCTAAAGTTAGTAAATCATAATTGTACTGTTTAGATTTAAGTCTTTTTTGGTGCGCTAAATACGCGATTACCTCAATATTTTAATCAATCTAATTCATTTGACGAATGGTGATTGTGTACGGCTATCTCTATTCAAGATGTAAGCTAAATTAATCTTTATGTATAATGGTATTCTCACATATACATGAATGAGGTATTTATGTTTTTTGGTATATTTATTGTCTTCGCGGGCATAATTACATTACTCGAAAATTATGGTGTCATCTCCGGAGATGTGAAGTGGGGGTTGCCTCTAGCCATTATTATTTATGGTTTAAGTGTTGTTTACGATGCTATAACTGGTAAGAAAAAAAATTAATTATCTAGAATTTACTAAGGTCACTTCGGTGACCTTTTTTATTGCCTAAATTTCAACTGACTTCATTAACACCTTCTAGTTTTTATAGCAGGTGGACTTCTATTAACCAAATATTGGAACACTCCGCAGGGGTGGATATGCGTATGCACGAAAAATACTCTAGCCCCTTTTCTTATGCTCTTGGAGTTATCACTACTGCAGCTGGGGCGTTATCACTAGACCAGTGGGCGGTGCTCATTGGGATTATCTGTACTGTCGCTACCTTCTTGGTGAATTGGTACTACAAACGGAAAGAATTCAAATTAAGAGAGGCTAACAGTGGCAAAGATACCAAATAAAATAAAAATAGCCGCTGTGACAGGTGGGCTGATGGCATTAACTGTTGCAATGGTGACTAATTTTGAGGGATATGAGCCCAAACCCTACCGTGATGTAGGTGGTGTTCTTACGGTGTGTTACGGGCATACAGGTTCTGACATTATTCCGACGAAAACCTATACAAAAGTCGAGTGTGACGAGTTACTGGAAAAAGACTTAGCAATCGTCGCTAAAGCAGTAAACCCCTTAATTAAAATCAATATTCCTGATTACACCAGGGCGGCACTTTATTCATTTACTTATAACGTGGGAATAGGTGCTTTCTCGCGCTCAACATTACTTAAAAAACTTAATACTGGTGACCAAGCTGGCGCATGTCATGAACTAAAACGCTGGATATATGCAGGGGGGAAGGCGTGGAAAGGGCTAATGACGAGACGAGAGGTAGAAAAAAACGTGTGTCTTGGCGAGTTTGCTTATGCTTATCCTCCTTTATTATCTGTCTACCCATCTACTTGGCAATTGGCGTATACGCACTTCGAGACGACACTTGTGGTGGCACTGACAAGATAAGTTTAGAAAAGCGTTGCCAGAAAGCTATCGAGCATTACAAAGGTCGGCAAGTTAATTTTTAAACGTCTCTATGGTAATCGCCATGAATAAAGTCAGCATATTGTTATTTATTGTCGCATTGATAGCGATATGGGGAATGTGGAAACAACACGAGAGGATAGGTGAGTTAAATACCAAAAATGCCGGACTACTCGTTGAGTTGACAGAGCAGGTCAAAATTAATGAGGATTACCAAGAACGTGTCCAATCTCTCCATAAACTCGATACTAAACATATTCAGGAGCTAGCCAATGCAAAAATTGAAATTGATGAGTTGCGTATTGCCGCTGAGCGTAATCCTGAGCGGGTGTACATCAGAGCCAGCTGTCCGAAAGGCGAAACCGATTCCACCTCCGGCTTGGATGATGACATCGCCGCCAGACCTACAAACACCTCTATCCGAAATTATTGGTTACTCAGAGAGCGAATTGAAGAGTCTAAGCAAATGATACTTGGCTTACAGGATTACATTAGAACGGAGTGTTTACGTTAATACCAATCAGTAAATGCTCTTGCAAAAAAAATTAAATTTACGAAGGTAAGAGCGCTTAACAAGTAGATAGAGAACTTTAAAAAAAGTGTCATGATATCTGGTTGTTGTTTATCTTGAGCAATAATGAATAGGATACAGGCAAGGATAGGGATAAAAATTAGTAAGAGAGTAATAGGATTAGTATACATATAGATATCTTTATACAGCTCTCTTATGTAATGAAAATTTTATCCAATAGTAAAGTATATTTTTAACGGGAAAGCAATACGAGAAATTGAACAACAAAGAAAAGCCCCAAATATCGGGGCAAAATAGAAAATAACTGCTTATGAATAGAGCGCCACTATACATTAACTATAAGTGACTACTACATAAAAAAAGTAGTAATCTCAATAAGATATTATAATTTTGACCGTCTTAAAGGTATTTTTGAGGTTTCAGAATATTTTTGCGGTAACTAGAATTGTATTGATATCAATGCGAATAATGCAGAAGCAAGCACAAGAAGGGGGACTTTGGTTAGGATTTTAAGCTAATTCTATTAAGCTATAATTTGAGACGCCCATGTTTTACGATTAAAATGGAAGGGCTCCGTGACGAGCCCTTTTGGGGCGAATTATTTTTTTGTATAAATAATTTTTTGTGTTTCATTAGAACAGTTACCTACAACAGTACCTTGTTGTGAGGCTGCTTCTTCACTTGAAACGACAGTAATGGTAAAGCTATCGCTTGGGACACCATTGTTAATAATTTTTTGCGTAATTTCTTCAACAACGCTTTCGCACGAAGCACTCGCAATGACTGGAATAAATAATGTCATTAATATTGCTGTAATTATTTTTCTTTTCATATGTAATATCCCTTATAAGTTAGAGTCAGTTAATAAAAATACACTATGATAAGTTTAATTATCTGTCTTAAGTGAAATATTTGATTTTATCAATTAATGCTAGCCATGGTATTTTATTTTTTGAAAATTGAGGCATAAGAGGTTGTATTTATATCTAAGCCTCAAGGGTTGGGTAAAAGTAAGATTTTACTCTGCAGCCCTTTGTATTGCTTCTCCACCGGCTTCTATATCTTTACCTACGCCTTTAGTCGTATTGCAGGCAGCCAAGTTCATAACGATAACTAGTGAGCATATGAGGAAACTGAATTTTTTAATCATACTTCCTTCCTTACATTGTGTGAGGTTATAAGCTACAAAGGTCGTCTTTCATTATAGCAGAATAATTTGATTGTTTATTGGAACGATATGTAACGTGATAGATGATTATAAGCAATAGATAAGTGCCTTAGTGAGATATGATATCTGACAAATTAAAAAGAGCTGCTATATTTTAGGTGGTGCTATTCATTTTGATAATAAAATAACATTAGCAATAAGGGGTACACTCTATGATATTAAAAGAGTTATTTATCCGTATGCTTCATGTTTTTCAATACCTTTTAGTCGGTATTCTTTTAATATTATCATCAATCGCTTTACCACACTGGTTAGGGTAATTCGGGTTAGCGCGGCAATGACTTTATTTAAATGCTAGGGTTCTATAGTTACGAAATATTAAATCACTATAGTCGCTCTACACTCTTTTTTATGCGAAAGTATCTTATAGATAAATTTTCTGTGAGGTTGTAATGCAGATAAAGTCAGTTTTTATGCTTGTAAGTATGCTTTTACTTAATGGGTGTAGTGTTAAGGTGCCATCTGACATAACCCCTATTAAACATTTTGAGCTATCTCGCTATCTTGGTGAATGGTATGAAGTGGCTAGAATAGATAATCGATTTGAAAAGGGGCTAAGTAAAGTTTCTGCAAGCTATTCTCTACGCAATGATGGTGGTGTAAAGGTAGTCAATAGAGGATGGGATTCAAACGGGAAAAAGTGGAAAGAGAGTATAGGAAAAGCTTATTTTGTTGAATCGTCGGATGTAGGTGCCTTGAAAGTGTCTTTTTTCGGTCCTTTTTACGGTGGCTATAACATTATTAAGCTTGATGACAACTATCAATATTCGCTAGTTGTGGGACCTAATAAAGATTACTTATGGGTATTATCGCGTACACCAACTATGCCGCCAGAACTTTTAGATGAATACCTTAACTTTGCTAGTGTTAATGGTTTTGACAGGCAAAGAGTATTGATATTTCAATAGAATCACAAGTCAATTACTTGTTACGACATTAATTTATTAACAAGTACAAATGTAATTACTGTAATAGACAACCCGCCTAGTGCGGGTTTTTTATTGTAAATAATAAAGCTCAAAATGGTGAATTTTTAATTTGTTATGAGAAATTCCTTAAGAAATATTCATACTTGAAGGACAAGTTGTTTTCTTGCTAAAAGACTTCAAGGTTTTTGGTGAAACCAATCGACAAAATAATTGGCTACTAAGATGTAAAGATAAGTGTGTAGATAAAAAATCCCTTATTGCAACGAACACAATAAGGGAGATTGCAATAATACTAAATATTGTATTTGGCAATGGAATTAACAATGAATATATAAAATACATTAATTTAATTATTATTATTCTGATTTAAATCAAATTAAAGGTTTTTGTAAAATCATACAAATCTTGTTTTTGTGTTGGCTTTTTGATTTATCATGAGGGTGAATAATGTTCAAAAGACCAGATTGGGAGGCTATTGAGTCGGCTTACCGAGCTGGCGTAATGTCTATAAGAGAAATAGCCTCTCAATATGAGATAACCCATCAAGCGATAAGTAAACGGGCAAAGAAAGAAGGATGGGAACGAGATTTAAAGGCAAAGGTTAAGGCTAGGGCTGAAAACTTGGTTGCCAAAAGAGAGGTTGCCACTCTGGTTGCCGCCGAGAAGGCTATTTCTGAGCGGCAACTTATCGAAGCTAATGCTGAAGTCATTGCCAATGTTCGCATGGAACATAGGGGGGATATTCGCAGGGCTAGGGAGTTAACTAACGGTTTATTTAATGAGCTATCCGCTGAATGTACTGATGTACCTGCTTTAAGGAAGCTAGGTGAATTAATGTTTGAGCCTGATAGCAATGGGCGAGACAAACTCAATGAACTCTACAATTCAATCATCTCCCTCCCCGAACGTGTTAAATCTGCTAAAGCATTAAGTGAGACACTTAAAAACCTAATTGGACTTGAGCGCCAGGCATACGGGCTGGATGACGCGCAGCAGAATAAAGTATCCGACTCTATATCGTCACTGATGGACGACCTATCGAAGGAATAAGTATGAAGCCAGAATATCTTGCATTATTAAGAGATAAGCTCTGGCGACTGAATCACTTGTACTGGATCACCAACAAAGAAGGTAAGCCAGTTCGATTTAAAATGACGCCTGAGCAGCTTGAATACTTTGAAGGGATGCATACGCGAAACATTATACTAAAGGCTCGTCAGCTTGGTTTTACGACTGAGGTTTGCATTATCCAATTAGATGCGGCGCTATTTGAAGCAGCTAAATGTGCGTTGATAGCTCATACACTGAACGATGCCAAACGGTTATTCAGAGAAAAAATAAAGTATGCCTACGAAAAGCTACCCGAAGAAATTAAAGCTGCAAATCCGGCGAGTAATGATGCTGCTGGTGAATTGGTTTTTAGTAAAGGCGGGTCACTTTATATCAGCACGTCATTTCGTGGTGGCACTCTTCGATACTTGCATGTATCTGAGTTCGGAAAGATATGTGCAAAGTACCCTGAAAAAGCTCGTGAGATAGTTACTGGTGCGTTTGAAGCTGTATCAAGTGACTGTTTTACAACAATTGAAAGCACTGCTGAGGGGCGGGCGGGCTATTTTTATGATTATTGTCAGTCGGCCGAGAAAGCGCAAATTCAGTGTAAAACTCTATCTAACTTAGATTGGAAATTCTTTTTCTTTTCATGGTGGAAGAATCCTGAGTATGCGATTGATCCTGTTGAGCAATTGCCGCAGCGATTAATTGATTATTTTGATGAGATATCCCGCAAGCATGGCATTCACTTGGATGAGCATCAGAAAGCGTGGTACTACGCAAAAGAAAAAACACTTGGCGATGATATGAGGCGGGAATACCCGTCAATAGAGTCATTACTATCGAGCGTGAAAGCTATTAATAAGCGTGCGATTGATAGCGCTTTTACGTTGTTAATAGGCGAAATGCGAGAGCATGCCTTGTATGAAGCGGGTTATTATTCCTCATTATTCGATGCTTTATTACCTGATGCTGTTCTACGCCAATACGGACGTGACACATTTTTAAAACTACCTAAAGAGTAAGGGAAGATAAGTAATGGCTACGACGACTAATAGCGATTTAGTAATTTACAACGACTTGGCGCAAACAGCGTTTTTAGAGCGTCGCCAAGATAATTTAGCAGTATTTAATCAGGCATCGAATGGTGCCATTGTGCTTGATAACATTTTTATTGAAGGAGATTTCCGTAAGCGTGCTTTCTATCAAATTGGTGGCTCGATTGAGCATCGTGATGTTGATTCAACAGGGACAGTAGAGAGTAAAAAAATTGGTGCGGGCGAATCTGTTGAAGTGAAAGCTCCATGGAAATATGGTCCATATGCAACAACGGAAGAGGCATTTAAACGTCGAGGACGAGATGTATCTGAATTTTCTGAGCTAGTTGGTATTGATGCTGCTGATGCATCTCTAGAAGGTTACATTAAATATTCCTTAGCCGCATTGGGGGCAGCTATCGGTAGTAATACTGATATGGTCGTGACAGCAGACATTGCTACAGATGGGAAAAAAACACTCACCAAAGGGCTGCGTCGATATGGGGACAAGTTTAACCGTGTAAATCTCTTCGTCATGCACTCTACTACGTATTTCGATATTGTTGACCAAGCGATTGATAACAAAGTATACGAAGAGGCTGGTGTGGTTATGGAGCTAAAGGCTCTTGAGTTGATAAACGAGTAGTCAGGGGCTGTAATGCCCCCAGTATTAACTTTAAATTAATAGAGCCGGTTAAAGTCATTGTCGTCTCTATCGAGAAAGCAATCAGTACGTTTAGATTGATTTTCTATACGATTGCATTTTCTAGATATTTTGGCACTTTTATCATGAGCAGCTCTGACTTCAGCTTTTTCTGCTGGAGTTAATTCTGAATAACTTCTTCCTTGACATCCAACCATTAGAATTGATGTCAGTAACAATAATGTATATTTCATATTTTCGGCAATGCAGTTAATAGTTATAAGCCATAAGTTTACTTTATAAAAAGTAAATGAAGGAGGAATAACGACACTGTAGGTCTGATTTTCTAGGAGGGGATTGCATATTTCTAGTCTTTTGATACTTGAAAATGATCTTTACAATGAAAATGAGTGAAATATACTGTATATAAATACAGTAATATTGGTGCATTATGAAGCTAAAGCCTATCGATTCCGAATCAATTCTCAACATTCCATTATTCTTAGATACCCTAGCAGCGACACGCGAGACATCATTAATGCTGTTATGCGTGGTTTAGATTCTATATGGCGAGATGGTTACCGCTACTATAAAGCCGGGATAATGTTATCTGACTTCACAGATTCAGATGTTACTCAGTTTGATATGTTTTCTACTCAAAAACCATTTAAGAACGGCGATGAACTTATGAAAACATTAGATACAATAAATAATAGTGGTTTAGGTAAAGTCTGGTTTGCTGCGAAAGGGAGCGATAGTGGATATCAGATGAAGCGCGAAATGTTATCACCAGCGTACACGACAAATTTTAATGAGCTGCCTGTAGCTAAAATCTAGCATGGAAAATAGAATATCGAGGATTACAAGAGTTTAAATTCAGTAAGTTAGGTTTAAAGTCTGAAGATCGGATTTAATTAGGTAGTCACATAAAGATTGATATTCAATTTTGTTTTTTAGTTAATTTATTCAATGCATTAGAATTTGATATAGATCAATGAATGATGTTATTAAGTACATAATTAAAATAATCAGCACATATTGAAAAGCAATGTTGGCTAAATAGTTTCATAACCAATTAAGAGATATATAGAAAGAACATTAGTGTAATAATTTGTTTTAACATCTTTAATATCAAAACAGATGTGACTATCTTTAGGAGTTAATTATGAGTAAAGCTAAAGAACTACAAATTCGCCCACTTAAAACGCCAACAGATTTATCTCCAAAAGCAACAAAAGATATCAGTGGAGCAATGAATGCAATTTTGGCTGATATTTTTGCTATTTATTTAAAAACTAAAAACTTTCATTGGCACATGAGTGGTCCACATTTCCGCGATTATCATTTATTACTTGATGAACAAAGTGAACAACTATACTCCATGACAGACCCTATAGCTGAAAGAGTTCGTAAAATAGGTGGTGTGACTATACGTTCTATAGGGCAAATATCAAAAATGCAAAGGATTAGCGATAACAATGCGGAATACGTAGAACCTTTAGATATGCTTGCTGAGCTTTGTGAAGATAATAAAATGTTGGCTTCAGAATTTCGAAAAGCACATGAAGTATGCGCAGAACATGGCGATTATTCCACTACAAGCCTAATAGAAAACTGGATTGATGAAACAGAACGCCGTGTCTGGTTTTTATTCGAGGCTTGTCGAGAAGCTAAAACGTCCGGTCATTAATGTAAAATTTATGTAGTTAAGCGAGTTTAATACTAGAGGGCTTCTAAATCAGAAGCCCTCTTTGTGATTAAGAATATGGTTAGAAGTGTCAGCAAATAAGATTGGTCGTATTGCAAACAAGAACGGATTGAAAACTGACGAATTCGGTAAGTTCTTTTTGGACAAGTCAGCTTACTCATCAAAGCAGGTTGAAGCGTTCCGTTATAATGAGAACGGTATTAGCGCGTTACGCCATATTATTCACGGGAAGGAAGTTGCCTAACCTACACATAGCCCAAGGATGAGCTTGCATTCTAGATCACATAATTATTTTTAACTAAAGAGTTCGATTATGTGTAGTAAAGCTATTCAGGTATATTCAGGGGGCTAATTTATTAATGAGGTTAAAGATGATTAAGTATATTTGCGCCCTGTTTATTTTATTTTCTGGATATACCCTGTCTGCTAATAACGAGAATGATATGGGGTTATATCGAGATAATAACTATAATATTTTGGCTTTGGCGGGAAAGTATAACTGTGGAGTTTATTCCATACCTGATGACCTTAGTGATAGCAATAGATATAACGGAGTGCAAATCGGGACTGTTAAGTTGGAAGTAACTCCGCATGCAGATTATAACAATGCAATGATAAATATAACCTTTGATACAGGGGTAGTTATAACATCACCAAAGCTTGAGTTGCTTTCAACTGATGCTAAAGCTACTGTGTATTTTAGTGAAAATTCAGGGGTTACATTTGCTTATATGATATACGACAGAATGGGTATTAAAGTTATTTTGCACATTAGCAACAAAGGTCAAGAAATTAGTGTCGGTCTAGCTGATTGCAAATACGAAAACAGTTGACCCGTCTATAGGTAATAGATTTATTTTAAAAAAACATGAATAGATGAGAGTGATATCAAAAATTTGAAGGAATGGAACCCAATGAATACCAGAGATCTCTAGAGTCTCTAGAAGTCACACAAGAAGAGATTGCTAATATTCGTAATTTTTAATGTACATGTGCTCAACTATAAATAGTGTTAATAACCCACTCCGGTGGGTTTTTTATTGCCTGAAATTTGCATCTATCCTAATATCCATTGGACTTAAATTAAACTTATTAAGGCAATGGAATGAATAAATTACTAGCGTGCTTTTTGAGCGTATCGATTTTAAGTTCTACTGGGTGCGTAACTGCGGCAGTTTGGGATTCGAACACGGCAAAAGAGACCAATATAAGGGAACGTGTTGATTTAAAAGATAATATTGTATCTGCTTTTGAATATAAAGATATTAGTGTTAAAAATAAACTAACTAATCAAAAATTAAAAGAGATTGAGCTTCCTACTTCAGGTTATGGTTTTTTAGGTGATAAATATATTTATATACTGACGAATGGTTCTGCTGAATTAATGAAATTAAATGAGTTGGTTAAAGTAATTCCATTGTCAGCATTTAATAACCCGGAGGGAGTTATTAGAATCGAGATAAAGCCAGATGAGCGCAGAGAAGGACTAGTAAAATTTAATGACAGTTACTTTGTTTATATAGATAAAAAGTACAGGTTAAGTCCAGAACAAGAGAAAAGCCTTAAGGATTTTGGTTTTAGTGAGAAGCGATTTGATAATGATAAGTCATGGGTTAAAACAATCCCGCTAAGTGGATATTTATTTGATAGGAATGGAATAACTCTTCCATTAGTACCCAATGCTAAGCTAAATCAATCATATAAGGTTGAGTTTTATACTACAGAGGAATACACATCACTTAGTGCTGGTAAATTGGCTGGTAATGTCATGATTACACCATTTACTATTGCTGCTGATATTATTGCAACGCCAATATTACTTATACTGTATGCAAATTACGTCAATAAGTAATAAAAAGTAGCAAAAGTATTGATTGGGTCGCTTATGCGACCTTTTTGTTTGCTTCAATTTGCACTCCCACTAAGTTAGCATAACTAAAACTTATTCGTGGGATGGTGAGATGAACAAAAATGAACTTATGGAATATATCCAGAGTAATTATGGTGCTGTCGCTGAGTATCCATGGGCTAAGTTTCCTAGTTACATCATTTATAGGCATAAAAATAACTCAAAATGGTTTGCTGCCATTCTGACAATATCATCAAAGAAGTTATATGAAAGCGAGAGTGATGAGATGGTAGATATTATAAACCTTAAATCACCTCCTGAATTAGTTGGTTCGTTGAGGTTAAAGAAAGGGGTATATCCAGCATATCACATGAATAAAGAGCACTGGATTACTATAAAGTTGGACAGTGGATTTCCTGAAGATGAGCTTAAAGTGTTGATTGATGAGAGTTACAAATTGACTGCAAAGTAATTAATCTAGCCCGTCCTTGGGCTTCTATTTTAACGCCATTCTATTGGCATTGGTGGGCTAATTCTGAAAATAACTACTTTAAGTTTAATTACTTATAGTTAAAATCATTAGGGTGATTATCTAGGCTGCCCGTAAGTGCTGCAAATAAAACCGTTTTCCCATCGATTGATAAATCATCGGTGATATTAAACCAGAGTAAATCCTCAGTATTGTTCTTTTCATCATTTGAAGAGAATACACCTGCCATAACATTCTTTTCTTTAGAGTACATAATCGCAATTCGCTCTGCTGGGCAATTGTGAGGTTTGCACGCTGTTGCTACTTGGTATTCATTACCGTTTAAAGTCACAGTATTTGATGGGGATTCAGTACCACCAGTTAAGACCCATGATGGGAGGTCGTTATTTTTTACAACTTGAAGGAATGCTGTTTTAGTCTTTGCATCACTAGCTAACTTACTGATAGTTAACTCGTTTCCAGCATGAGCATTGGCTGCGATGAAAAGGACTGCGATGAGTGTCAATTTTCTAAGCATGTTAATAATCCTTTGTGTGTTTAAAGGTTATCTGGTTAGTGATGAATGTTGGAAAATGAAATTCTAGAATAATATGGCGTTAATTTAAATAAAAGTTACATACAAGCTAATTTAACCACCTATGAGTGGTTTTTTTATATCTGGAGAAAGGTAAATGGCAGATATAGCAACCATCTCGCTTAAAGCTGATACGTCTGATTTAGAGCGTGGGACTCAAAAATTAAAGGAGTTTGGCAGCACAGCAGAAAAGGTAAATGGCTCAGCTCAAGACCTGAACGAACAATTTAAACGCGGCGTTGATAACCAGAAAAAAGCAGCTCAAGCTGCGGAGAAACAGCGTAAAGAGCTTCATGAGTTACTTAATCAGCTGAACCCTACAAATAAAGCTTTTGAACGATTAGATGACTGGCAGACAAAGCTTGTAGCAGCAAGTAAAAAAGGGTTACTTCCCAAAGATCAATTCAAAGATTATAGCAGCATATTAGACCAAACTAGAGATAAGCTGCAAAGAATGCACATGTCTCTGACTGCAGAAGGGCAAGCATTATTAGCTCAGGAGGCTGCAACGAATAAAGCAAAGCAAGCCGCAGATGAATTCTTACAATCTCTTAAAAATCAGACGGATTTTATAGGAAAAACCAAAACTGAAATTTTAGAGTTGAAAGCAGCGCAAATGGGAGTTTCGCAACAAGCTGCGCCAATGATTGCCAAGCTGAAAGAACAAGAAAAAGCATTCTTAAATGGTTCAATCACGATTGGTCAATATCGAAACGCTATGCGTCAGTTATATGCGTGCGCATACGGTTACTGTATCAAGTAATACGAATAGATATGTGAAATTTACTTTCTCGAATACAAAAAGAGCTGAAATATATAAAGAAGGCTCAACGCTCATTAATCCGATAAATCAGTAGTCATATATTATGAAATAGTTAAGTGTGATTTCGGTATACTCTGATTTATACACATGATGAGATAACTGATAAAAGATGCACCACCTTAATGTGATGGTGCATCTCAATCAAATTACCATTCGAAGTTTACACCGGCATTGTAGGTAACACCTTCAAAGTTTCCAGTGTTGGTTGCAATCCCGGCTTTTACTGCGACATCTTCGTTTACGCGATAACCTGAGCCTACCGCGATAGCAGTTTCAGAATTATAACCACCTACTGCTGCGGTGAAGTTAAATTTACCAACACCATAAGGTTGGAATAACCCATTCAAAGCGGCTTGTGATGCTAAACCTCGATGCATTTCTTTTTCTACATCCCGAATGTAATGTTCATTACTGACGATTTTACTCTCCAGTTGGTTGAACCGTTGATTATTGTTTTTCATCTCATTTGAGATTTTATTAATAACATTCGCATTATTGGTGATATTTTGCTCATTTTTTATAATGAATTTTGTATTATTTTTAATCGCATTTGAATTTTCATCAATATTCTTCTTGTTGTCATCTATTTGAGTCTTATTGTCAGTAATTCTTTGAGAAAGCTCATCATCTGCACTTTCCATTACAGACTGAAGATCTTTTAATTGTGCAACGTTTACTGCGTCAGTATCTTGTGTTCCTGCTGCAACGTTAATGATTTGTCGTGTTTTACCATTGCCACCGACAGAGACTGCACCAAGCATTGTTTCATCTAAAGCGTCTCTATCTGCGACAGATTCAGCCCCAAGAGCAATACTATGTTTAGCTTTTGCAACAGATGAATTACCTAAAGCTAGTCCAGAATCGGCGATTGCTAGACTATTAGCACCTAAGATGACTGAATTCTTACCTGAGGCTGTAGAGTTAGCACCTTGTACAACAGAATAGCTTCCTATTGCTTTTGAACCATATCCATTTGCAACAGACATATATCCTTCAGAGGCAACGTTTGTACCTATCGCGGTAGAGTAATGCCCTGATGCAGTTGATAATGTTCCTAATGCTGTAGAGTAATTTCCTTTGGCTTTGGATGTTGTTCCCAGCGCAGTACCATAGGATGCACTGCTTTCAGATTGATTCCCTATAGCTGTAGAACCAACATTGATAGCCTTTGAGCCAGTACCATAGGCAGATGAACCCCAACCCGTGGATAATGACTGATTACCCATTGCTGTGGCAGATTCTTCGCTAGCCTTAGATGCAACACCAACTGCAGTTGAACGCCATCCACTTGCAGTAGATTCTTTACCGATTGCTGTTGTTCCTTCGTATTGAGTTTTTGATTTGAGACCAATAGCAATAGAGCCATCGCTCATATTTTTCATGTCTGTCCCATTGCCTACATCGATATGAACATCGTTTCCTATTGCAATAGCATTTGTTCCTTTTACATTATCAGTACGGACTGTATTTTTATTTGTAGTTACTATAATAGACGATTCATCAATCCCTGAATTAGAGATTACAGAAGCATTTACAGAGCAAGAATATAAAGCGAATAATATAGATGAATATAAGATGTTGTTTTTCATCATAACCTCAATGTTAAATAACAGCTTATCAAGACAGCAGGGTAAGTAACAAATAGTCAACTTTCATGGTGATTAAGTTACATGAAAGCAATTCGCGCTAAATATATTTATCTATATTAATTTTTCAAGTTTAAATATATGAAAAAAAGATAATTTTATAGTCATTTCGATTGGTGGGTTATTATTCTTTTTGAGCTTTCATTAAATGTAATTTTATGGATTTAAATTTTGGCTATTTTTATTTTAATTTCATGAGGCTTAATTCTGTGGTGCAATTATTTGACAAGATTTATAGCGAATTATTTTTATAGATAAGAGGGATTAGTATCTATTTAATTTTTTAATTAAAAAGTATAGCTAAAACTAGTAACCACAGTTTGTTTCTGTAGCTACTAGTGGTTAAAAAGTGTTTATTTCTTGCTAGCAAGGTAATCTTTTAAAGTTCCTTCCGGTTTTTTCTTGCAAAACTCAAGGATTAAAGGAGCTTCCGCAACGCTCTGTTCAGATAATGCCACCCAGTCGCCGCCTTTAAATTCAGTACCTTGTGATGTCACCCACAAGGCAACTGGAGCCCAGCTTTTAGGGTTAAGATCCACATACTCTTTACATGTCATATTTTCGGGTGTTGTGGTCATTTTGTCTGCGGCTAATGCATTAAAGGACAGAGCACTTGATGCAATCATACAAGCTGAAATTAGAAACTTATTCATAAATATTCCTCTTCGTTTTCTAGTGATAACGCCTATTGAAATAAATCTGTAGTCTACAAATAATAAGAAATATTAGTAAAGTCAATAAAGTTATAGGGAGATTTTAAATTTTCAAATTACAATTATCACTTATCGATTCTCTATAAGTGATTTAGAAGTTGGAAAAGTGAATAATCCAGAGGTTTGAGAGCATAATAGATTGTGTCTAATTATATGAATGGAGTATCGAAGCATGAGTTCTGATGTCTTAGTAACAACATTGATTGGAAATAAGATTAAAGGTCTGAGACGTGACGCTGGATATACTGCTGTTGAATTTGCTCAACTGATAGGGTGTAAAAGCGCACAGCAGTTATATCGTTATGAACGAGGAATAAATAAAATAGATATAGATACTTTGGTTTCAGCTCTTAAGATTTTACGTGTTGATATTAAAGAATTTTTTAATGAGGTGATGTGGGAAATTCAGTAG